TGGTAGTAAGGAAGTGTCCCATTCTCCTCTAACCCAATCAGTAAAGACTGGTAGGAACTACTAACAAATAGTTCTTAAATAGAGGGGAGCCGGAGTCTATGTCCCGTCCGTGTTCCTGTCTTCAGGTAATTTAATTTTACCTGAGTAACAGTCAGCACGAATCTGAATCATTTCTCTTGTTAAGCTCTTCAATTTAAAGAGCAGAGAGATTCTGTTTTGGAGGGATATCATGGATGTTCGTTCAGAGGTGATTCGCTCTGGGTTTATACACCCCAAGGTGACATCTCCGAAAACTATGTTTTCGTCGAATGTATCCATCATTCCATTTATCTTGTCTCCAAGAACCTGAAGTTTTAACATTTCAGATCTTGTTGCTTCGAAAAATGGAAGAATTCGGAAGACACTAGGATCAAGTCCCAAATCGAGACGTGAAGTTAGGTAGGTTTTAAATCCTCCTACCGTCTTCCCCATCTCGATTAGCTTCTCACGGATTGTGTTAAATCGGACACTTTTCCAAGTGTTCATCATTAACCTATTCCGTTGCCTTAAGCTGATATTGCAGGAGAAATCTCCAGGGGTCAACCTCGACTCTAAGTATAATAACTTATGAGTACGAGCGAGCCATTCTTCCCCAGCTTTGGGGAAGGACAATAACAATTTTACATCCTTGGCTCGGCTTTGGCTGAGTCCAAGAATGTTTAAGAGAGAAGCGATCCCGGATAGCCCTTGAAGGTACGGTTCTAACCGCACACGAGAGCAGGCTGAAGATAGCTCTTGAGCTACCATCCCCCATGAATTAATATTCATAAGGGAATTCAGCTGAATACCCGAGACTTCTACACCATCTCTATACCACCGTTTGGCAAATTCAAACATACGTTGAGATTCATGAGATTTCATCTCACTTATCTCAACACCTAATGTAGATATAATATTTTTATATTCATTAGCAACATTTGGATTTGTTAAAACGATGTCATCACCTAGTAGAGCATAATCAAGATTAAGGCTTTTTAAGGCCTTAAGATTTGACCATTGAACTACTATGTGATGAGAGAGAGCAAAGACAGCCCATGAACTATAGAGTCCCATTGGTTGACCGACTTGATATTTCAAGTCATCACCCTCTGGGGATCTAAATTTATGGTCTGTCATTACTCTTCTCCATGCTAGAGCATACTCCTCACCGGCTAAGTATTCAACAATTAATGATTGGAACCCAATTGGGAACCGGTCAGTTGCTGAACTCAAATCCAGTGAAAAGTAGTTACTTTGTCCGGAAAGAGTATCCATTGGACTTAATTGCT